CTGTGGAATAAACATCTCGGTAAGCCTATACCTAGCGGCATCTAGTGCGTGGTCATCACCGTCTTGTGGTACGTTCAGACTTTTACCTGACCTATCAGTTGCCCACATGTATCTTAAATATTCTTTCTGTAAATTGGTTGAGTTCTTTGTGTATTTAATATTAAGCTCGCTCATCTTATTAACACTCCATTGTCTATAAGTCTGTTTGGCATCACCACTAGTCTTAGTCACCCCTTTAACCGTACAACCCAGCTCTACAAGCTCAGCAATGTCTTTAGGTGCGGCACTATCCGCAATTCCTAGCACGCCAGCCAATCCTTCTCTATGAATAACCTTTGAGATATCCTTGTTAAACAAACCTGTGCTGTAAAGTTTCTCATCAAGAATATATCCATCAGCTTCTCGATAAACACAAACAAGTGCTGTCGGGTCGTTCGTAAATCCGAAGTCTAATCCATAACCTATCAATTCAGCGTGCTCAGGTATCTCGTTGATAGATTGCCAGCCATGAAATACTAGCCCTTCCAATTCACCAATTTGTCCCTCGCCATAGACTTTCCACCAGTTCTTATTAGAGCGACGCCTTTCGATTGTAGCAATAATACTATCTTCAAGGGCTTCGTTATCTATATAGGTTACAATAACGAAATCAACATCATCACGTCCTACCAGTTCATGCGCCCAATATTCAGCCGTTGGGTTGTAGTCAAGATAAATAAACTCACGCGTACGAACCTCTAGCTGATTGAATGCGTCTTCCCTGATTAAGTTAGCCTCATTGATAAATAGGACATCTCGCCTAGGACCCCTAGCCTTGTCGTCATCAAGGGATACAAACTCAAACATCGTTCCATTAAATAATGTAAACGTGTAATCTGATTTGTTCTCTTTGATTCTGTAGTACTGCCAATAATTATTAGCCGTGAGTATATTCTTGAAGTCTCGCAATGCACCTCGCTTAAGATGAGGCAGGTTGATACTTGCGATGGTTATTATCTTGTCTGGGTTTTTCGTAGCATATTCAAGCAAAATCAAAAGTATGGCTATTGTTTTACCAGCGCTAGTACCGCCTTGAACAATACGAATACGCTTATTAAGCCGCTTTATCTTATAGTAAGTAGAGGTCTTGCCAAACACATCAGTCTTTCTTTGATAAATCCTCTAGCGGTTTTGGCGCTTCAATATTAGTTTGTTCGATGGTTTGTTTTGGCGTGCCGTACACCTGGTTAATCATCGCCTCAATCTCTTTCCACTGAGCTTTCTTTATGGCTGTGGCTAATTTACGCTCAAATAGGCTTTTATTTGGGTCTTCAGAGATTTTCTCCAACTCCTGTTCTGTAAGCTTAATCATCTGCTCCAATTTATATCGTGCCGTCTCTGTTTTCTTCCAGGCGCCATTATGACGACGTTCTGGGTGTGCTTCAAATCCTGGTGGCGTTGGAACTCCATTCCTACCAAACGAGGGCTTGCGTTGCTTTCTAGGGGCTGTCTGTGTTGTCATTTTATTATCTCCACTATAATTATTGTTAAACCTATTGCCGAAATCGGCTTCAACAAATAGCTAAACCCAGCCATTGATAACGCCCACATCAATACTGTCGTCCACACACCAGTACAAACCATACACTCTAAAACGCGCACTTTTCTATTAATCAATACTGATCGTAATTTACTAAATATATCAAACGGACCTGATGTAGCAGTTAATAAATAAGCAATGGTAAATCCAGCTAGAGTTATCATTCTTTATCTCCTGGTAATTTGCCTAACGGGTAGGCTTTATTGTCAATAACGCAAAAAGGTTGTGGTAACTTCCAGACAGCCGCTTCTTTATAAAAACTTTCACTTAGAGGTGTTCGGATGACTTGAACTACATATCCATTGTTCATAGCGTATTCTTCAAGGCGTTCCATCTGCATTTTGTAATAACCGCAACTTGCACATTCTTTTTGATAGACTTTAATGACTTTCATCGCACAAACCTCACTTTCCTATTAGTTAAATCAGGCAACCCTCTTGCTTTTTGAATAGCTAAATCGTATTTATTCGCCCTTTCGAAGACTTCCTGGATAGTTATTTTCTTTCGTTCCATTAGAAACCTACGAAAAGGAGAGAAACTGCGACTGTATGAAGTTCTGTCGTAGACAAACCAGCGATGAAATACATACACACATTCTCTATCGCATACATAAATAGCTTCATGACTGTAGAATATGACTGTTAAATTAGATACTTCGCGTATCGGTATGTAGTCTATTCTTCTAGTCACTTTCGCCACCTAGTAACTCCCAATTGTTAAAGAAATAAAAAAACACGGAGCAAGTAGTTCCGTGTTAATTTAATTATATTATTATATAGACAGATTGTCTAGAGTCTACTGTAACATATCCATCTGTACCGCTTTTTCTATCTTCTGCGACTTTCGCAAGCAACTCCGTCGCCATCTCTGTCTAAATCTGGTGAATATCCAGGTTCGCCACGACGCATATTGCTATATCCAGCAGCACGTGCCTCTTTACAGCTGCTAAAACTTACATCACTAGGTTGAGTTTGCTGCGGAGCAGGAGCGGCAGGCGCAGTTTGCTGTGTTGCTGATTTTTCTGTATTGCCAGAGCAGGTGCTTGGCGACCACAAGCCCTTATTTTCTTCACGAGCTAATCTCTGCGCCTCTCTAAATTGAGACTGCCACCTATGAGGATTAGAATTATACGTGTATTCATGACCGTAGCCTTCGCGAATCATTGTATAAGCTACGTTTGTGCCGTCTTCGAGATAAATATAGAATAAATCTCGTCCGTATTTGTCTTTACTGCTTTGAGTAGGGTCTGCGACTAAGTAAACCGTTTTACCAGCGACTAAATCATTCATTTTTTGAGATGCTTCTCTGCCGAAACACTGAACAGGCTTGCGCGGGTGCTTAGTTTCAGGTGTATCAAGTCCGACTAGACGGATTTTGGCGTGGTTCGACGTGCGAATCGTATCGCCATCTATGACCTCTGTTACAGTATCTTTTTCACCTTGCTGAAAATTCGCGTCTTGAGCTAATGCTGGATTAAATTTTGGAGCTTCTGGCTGTTTTTCTGGCTGTTTTTGCTGCGGCTGTTCGTTTTTAGTGGACTGAGTGTTGGCGGATTGCTTTTCTGTTTCGCGAATCTGAGTTAATATAGGGCTTCCTATGCTGAATAAAGCGATGACAAGACATAAAGATATAATACGAGAGATTTTAGATATCTTCTTCCACTTAAAAATGGTAATTCCGAGTAATATGATACTAGCGAGCATTAACGTCGTAGCTACTGCCTCTTTTAGTCCGCTCAGCATCCAACATAGAAATATAAGGATCGTTGCGACAATGAACCATGTAGGTGTCAGTTTTCTCCAGTCTGGTCTATTATCGTTTGTGTTTTTATCGAGAGATTTCAGTGATTTCATATTATGAATTATAGAAGAAGTTCGGTATAATACAAGTAATAAGTTGCGATCGCTTCGGTCGCAATTTTTCTTTTGCCACAAAGTGGTCGCTTTTAATTAAGGAGGCTACTCATGCGAGACACGAAAACTATTCAATTGCCAAGCGGCGGCGGTCGATATACAATACGTTTGGATGGTTTTTCTCAAAATAAAACATACGTCCACCACAGCAAGCATCAAGTATGGTTGTCGGGGTAGTTTTTATTTCTCCTCCAAGAGTTCAGGGTTTTCGTGAATATTACCTATCACTTCGCAAGTCTTTTCTGGATTGAACTCATTTAGAAATAACCACATAACCGGCTTTCCTCTTTCGTAAACTTCAAACATAAATGCCGCGTGGTCTTCTTTATATGTAATTTTCCCTCGACATCCAGACTTATTACTGCCTAATGACTTCTGAACGATAATATCGCCCCCGTAGATTTCTGTACCGTTTATGTCTTTTAGCCCTGTATATTGCTCGACAATAAACCAAGGGTTCTTTCTGGTGTGCAGTGGACGAAAGCAGTTTTTTATAATACGTTTAGCCACATGTAGCAAGCCAAGCCCGCTTATACTAACATGTTTGCCATCAATGTATTTCTTGGCTATGTTGTCCCAAACTCTAAACTTTATTTCACGCATTAGATTTCCTTTTGTTGACCGTTGGTTGATTATCTTGACCAATAATCTTAATGTCGTTGACGTCTACAAACTCCGCTCCACAGGCTGCGGCTACTTGATGATATTTGTCTTCAAAGGCGCTGTCACCAAGTTCTATGGTTTCAAGTACAGCATCGGTAAACTCATTTGGTACAGACACTAGGATTGCTTTTCGGTTTTCAGTGTTGTCGCCGAGATAAATTAGTTTGTTAGGGTAATAGCCATTGTTTGTCATAGCACGTCCTCCGCCTTAATAATTTCAATATCTGATTTATCAACAGTGCTATCAGCGTTATAAATCTCATCAGCATAGTACTCTATAGTGTCTGCAAAGCCTGGTTTCGATACGACACTATCCCTCGTGGCAGCCTTTTCGGCTTCATCTTGAGTTTTAGCTTCAACAAATACAGTGCCTTCTTTTACTACTCGAACTCTGACTTCGTAAATCATTGGCATCTTCTTCCTTGTTTGATCAAGACCCTTCTGTAGCATTCCTCGAAGGTCGGTTGAGCCGTTATAAAACTGCGTTACGAATTCATAAACACCATCTTGAACCTGAGTGATTTCAACAAAGTTGTCATATGCGTCGAAATCTTTATCTAATTCAACTTTATAAATACAATTTCCATCAATAACGACATAGCCGTTATCCTCGAGTTCGTATGCCTCGATTTCTTCTACATCCTTGTAATATCTGCCCCGTTCTTCTACTGGTATGCTTTTCCAAAACTCTTGTAAGTTAGCCTCAAGTTCGTCAGCATCTTTATATTTTTTACAGAGAATAAGTTTTCCTTTACGTCCTACTGTTTCACTCATTATTCTATCTCCCTTCCATTTTTAACAAGCTTAAGATATTGTCGGGTTTTTCTACGGAATACTCGGTTAGCCATCACGTATGCAGCTTTACATCCGTCTTCAAATTTACAGCAGAAGCCTCTACTTCCCCATATCTTGTAACGCTTGGCTGATTTAATTCTAGGCATTATCGTATTCCTTTATCTCAACCGCAGAACTGGGGCAAGGCGACACCAAGTGTATATCATTAGTTAATTACTTTAAGGATTGGTGTCGCCAGTTGACAGCACAATCACGGAGCGAAGGATTTCTCGCCTTTCAGCTTACTCCCGTTCGGGAACCCAGCTTTATTCCTCAGATCATGCTGCCAGTTCTACGGTTGATGTTAATGTTCTACTGGGTACAAATCGTACCCGTTTACTTACGTTTGCTTATACGACCGCCTTTTTTACCCGCACACTTCTTCACGAAGTGAGGACCGTCAATCAAGTCGCAATCGCATTCAATATCTTGTGCAAACCCCTTATATGTTCCGTGGCTTGCGAATGTAGCAGAACCACCCTTTCGTCCGATTTCTGCATAAAAGTTAGGATTGCTTGCTAAGTTTTTCTGAGCGGCTTTCAAGCCTCCAAGTCTATTGCCTGAAATTTTCTTAATCCTCTTTCTCCAAAGTTTTATATATATTATCTCGCCAACTAAGTGCTTCTTTTAGTGTGTTGATAGCAACTTTACGGTATCTTTTTCCTTTTACCTGAATACTAACAACATACTTTCCGAATTGCCTAGATATATGCTTTGGCAACATATAATATTTACGACGAGCTGTTTTATACTCTATGCCTGAACAGGCTAACTTATAAGCACGTTTTGCTTCTTCTTTCGTCTCGTATCTACCATAAAACTTCTTGCGGTATCTCGCCATCCATTTCTTCCTGGACTTGTCGTAACAATAACCTTTTGTGTTATGGGCATTTTTAATGTTCTCTGCCTGCGTACATATTCTTAAATTACATTTACGATTATCTAACGTATCTCCGTTGAGATGGTCAACCACCATTCCCTCTGGACAATCCATTATTAGTCTATGTAGTCTGACTGTTTTGCCGCTTCTCCTGACCGCATAGCCTGTATCCGATAAATGCCATACTAGATGATTGTATTTTTCATAGTCGTCATCATCCACCTTTACCGACTTTCCTTTTCCCAATTTCCCACTTAATGCAATAGTTTTCATATTGTGTGTGGAGTTACCTTAAAATAGCTTAGGTCGTTCACCTTCGATTCGACTGTCCAATATTTTATTGATTCGATTGACTAGATGTTCGATGTCGCTGTATTCAGCTAGTGCATCATCTTTCATCTCTAAAAGGTCGATAGTACTCATCTCATCTAATGACTGATAATCATCTTCGTAGTAAGGCTTTACTTCTTTCTCCATTTCTTCTCCTCCTCTTTCATCCATTCTTCATCTTGTTTAGCTATGTTGTACTCTGAGATAGCTACAAGACCTAGAATTAGTGCTACAAATATTATCCAAATTAGTGTGAACATTGTGTTTTATCCTTGATGTCTTTAATTAAGATTTCCAGCTCTCCGTCTGTCCATTTGTAGGGCTTTTTCATACTTTCTAACAGGTCAACGATGTCTTCGCCGTAAGTTTTCAGCATGAATCTTGTGTATCCTATAATGTTGCCTTCATCGAATCGATTACACGATCGGCATTGTGCGTGTACATTTCGTTCATCGTATCTGAGAGCCATCCATCTTCTATTTATGAAGTGTCCAGCGTCAGCCTGTTCAAAAGGCTTTCTCTGACCGCACGAACAACAAACGAAGAATCCATCTTCAGAATCTCTCATTCGTATATATTTTGAGAAAATCCTATCAGCTTTTTGAATTAGTTTTCGACTTGCCATCTATCCTCGCATTCTCCAGACTCTGACAAATCTACCATTCATCAATGGTCTTTCACTTTTTCTCCAACCGACAGCCACAAAATCATCACATCTGAATATGCTACCAGTTGTGTTTCTGTGTAAATAAGGCGGTCTAGGACATTCTTTGAGTACGTCTTCAATTGTGATCAGAGATTTATTATCTAATAGTTTTCTCGCCGTTACACGAGCGTTTTCTATCCAAGCTTCACGCTCTTTTTTGAATAAATCTTTCATCACATTACCCTCTCAACGATGAAATTATCTATCATTGTTATTTTGTGAATCGTTCCACCGTATTTTTTCTGAAATTGTCGTGCGTCTTTTCGCTTTCTAAAGTTTCGATTTGAATCGTCGCTTTTTACTAGATACAATTTCTGTAAACCCATCATCTTCCCCCTTTTCAAGTCTGCGTGAGACTACTAAGTCATTATCGATAAATGACCACTTATACTTCCTCATAAAACTGAGGTCTGGGTTTACAATTCGAATCGTAAACCCGTTGTCAGTTTCAAGCAGATAAACTCGCTTCCGTCTTGCCATTCGTCCTCCTAAAAAGGGATTTCGTTCAGATTCACTGGCGTGCCGAGGTCTTCGCTTGATTTCGCTACTTGAGCCTTGCCATCGCTCAAAAATTGAACCTGCTCGACAATCACCTCGGTCGCTTTACGTTTATCACCGTCTTTTTCCCACATCCTAGTTTGTAGTCGACCAGTTACACCAATTTGTTTACCTTTTGGTGCGTATTGAGCTAATAACTCAGCTGTTTTATTCCAAGCCGTCATATTGATGAAACTTGATTCAGAGTTTTTATCACCAACCGCTAAAGTAAATGAAGCTACAGACTTGTTGGTGTTAGTTTTTCTAACTTCTATATCCTGAGTTACTCGACCGATTAAAGTTACGCTATTTATCATATTCCTCCTTAGAACATTAATTTTTGGACTTCTTTTTCTACTAGATCAAGAGTAGCGTTTTCTACCCGCTTTACTATTTCGATTTCCTCTTTATAGTCTTCTCGATTCAATTCAAAAATCTGTAATCCTAATTCTGGATTTGAGAACACATCTGAATAGATACAGAAGTAAAGCTTCTTCAATTTGTCATTGACTACAAAGTATTGAAGAATCTGCGGCTTATACTCAGAAGGTGGGTGTTTTTCATAGTAGGCTTTGACCACTTTCCAACTATCTAAGCATTTGATTTCTATAGCCTCTGAGACTTTTCCTGTATCGTCTACAATTTCGCCATCTGGTGAGCAAATCATATATTCGTTTTCTTCAGATTGCCAAACCCGACCAGGAATAATCTGCTTGCCAAGTTTTTCAGAAATTAACTCTCTAGCTTCCTCTTCTAGGATTTGACCTCTCAGCATAGCCGAATAAGTAGCACCTTCTGGTAAAGTGTAGTCATTCGGATTGATTGGTTTGGCTATTCGTTGAGCGATTAGCTTATAGATTGAATCGTTTATTTGAACATTCGCATAGAGTTCATTCAATTCATCTTCAGTAAGCATTGCTCGGATATTATCCATGGTCAGATTTTCCGGAAACTCATAGCCTTTACTTTCAGCGAATTCGACCAGCTCGGCTTTTGGTATATACCGAACTGATGAATAATCTTTTGCCGATGAGCCTGAAATCCTGCCTTCGTGAAAATCCAACCATTCTTGACTTCTTTGTTCAAGGTCTAGGATTTTCATTTATCACCTCCTAGCTTTGCCTTTACCTCATCCTTAACGCCGACAAGTTCACGTGATAGCTTTGGATTAGCTCTGAGAATCTCAATATACTTCTCTTTTAATTCTCCTAGTGTTTTACAAGCTCGTAAGGCTTTTTCGGCAGTAGCTAAATCGGCAGACTCTTTGTCAGTTCTTTCTTTGAGCTTGCGTTCAAGGTTACCGTCGTCATCAGTATCGACAAGTAAATCAAGCATTGCTATGTACGAATATCTCTTCATATAAGTGATACCTGAGCCTTGTGTTTGTGGATTGTTAGGTGCGCTTTCGACTGGTGCAACATCTTCAAGCATCTCACCACTTTTAAGGTGAATAAGCTTAGTTCTAATAGCCGTTTTAGTATCAATATGGCTAATTGTTTGTTTAACCATCAATCCACATTTCTCTAAGTCTTCTCGCGTTTCACTGACTACAACATTGTAATCTGCGTATTTACTTTTGAAATACGGGTTTTCTTTTGAGGCTTTCACAAGTGGTGTTATTTTACGAAACTCTTGTAAGGCTTTGTACAATTCACTCATCGCACCTCCTTTCTATAAAAATCTTAAATATC